GCCTTCGGGGTCATCATTATTTTTAAAGACTTCTGATACCGGAGTAAAGCCCATGATATCTGTAAAGAGGAATGTCATTTCTTTTCTTTCTCCACCTAACTTTAAAAGCTCTGGATTCTTTTGAAGCATGGCAACCATATCAGGAGACAAGTAAGTTCCGAATTGTTTTTTAATTTGTTGTCTGAGTTTGAATTGAGTTCTAAAGTTTAAATAGAATTGTTGAGTTGCAATAAGTGTCATACTTATTAAACTCCATGTTACATCAATTAAATATCCTAGCGATATAAAATAATAACCTGCCCCAGTTATCGATAGCATTGACATTCCGGCTAAGAATAAACCCAAGGTTATACCAAAATAATTTATTACGAAAGCTATTAATAATCCTGATAAGCATAATATAAATAATTCAACAAATAATCTGTAGTCGGGTATAGAAGGAGAGTCAATCAAAATACTTTCTGCAAGAGCAGCTTGTATCTTATGAGGCTCTAGTAATCCATTTGGTGTAGCTAATTGTGGCATTACACCAGCAGCAGTAACTCCAACAAATACAAACTTATTTGCTACATTCATTTCTTCTAATGTAGTTTGAGGTGTGTCCACCCAGCTAATCCATTTACGACCTAAACTATCTGTAGATATAGGAGGTAATCCTCTAACTCTTATTTGTTCTATACCATTTTCATTTGTTTTAATTTGATAAGTTGTACCTTCAACCAATCCTTTTAAAACTTCTGTACCAAAAGAAGCCACCCATCCTTCTGGTGTTTGCTGTAATAAAGGTAATCTTCTTATGAGATTATCTACATCTACTTGTGCAGATACAGCACCTTGACTTGCAACTTCTGTAAGTTCTTCTATGTTCTCTAAAAATCCGGAAGCTTTAGGTAAGTTTACATCCGGTCCAAGTATAACAGTACCATGAGTTTCTGGGTAGATACCATTATTAAATTCAGGCATAGCTAATATACTTGTTCTATATTTTAATGCCTCAGCAAAAGCTTCATCACCACCAAACCTATCTGCCTGTGGAAAAAGGATAACCCATCCTACTCCTGTTGCTCCTTCATTTAAAAGGTCTATATGTATCTCAGCTAAGTCCTGTCTTGGAAAAGGATAGCCACCTCTATCTTGTACATCTTCTTCTGTTATATTAAGTATTGTAAAATAGCCACTAGGTTCTGGAGTTGTAACAAGAGCATCAAAAGTTTTAAGTCTTAATACTTCTAGAGGACCAAAATTAAATAGTAATGGTAGTGTGAGTAACCCTAATAATGTAATTGCCCATTTCATTTTAATTACTTTGTTTAATTTTTATAGTTGAGGAACTTCCACCATTGACTAAAATCTGTGTGCTCTTTCCATTCTGTATTAAGATAACAGTATAAGAAGCAGACTTATCTAAATCTAATCTTATAGTATCTTCTAATGATTTTAAAAATGTAAGAACATTATCAGTAGTAAAAGTATTAACCTGAGTATTAGAATCAAAACCCATAGATGTGCCTTTCAAGTCTAGGTCTGCTTGAAGCATCGTTTCTGTTTGGTCAAGTTCATTTATATCTTCAATAATATCAAGAAGGTCTTCAAGAAAATTTACATCTAAATAATTTATATCTAACTCTGTAAATTCTAAATCATCACTTACAAGATAGTCTACATCAAGGTCTTCAAACTCAAGATAGTCGACATCAAGTATATTACTACTACCAGCTTCTGAATATTGTCCAGAAACATCTGTTGTTTCCTCCGGTGGATTGACAATTAACATATTGTCTATTAAATTTAAAGTTATATCTAATATAACTGGTTTAGATGGTTCAGTCTCAAACATAGAAACTGTCGTAGCTTGATAAGGTCTATTGAGAATTACTTCTCCTGCTCCTGTAGCTACTAAGATTTCTCCACTAGGGGTACCATCTGCTTTAGGTAATAATATAATTAAAGATTCACCTAGCTCATTAACTGTTAAGGTGAAGTCTGTTCCTCTAATAGAAACATTAGCACTTGGCGTACTAATAGATATGTTTTCTTTATTAATATTATTTAATTTACCTGTGATAAACCTTGCAGTTCCACTAGTAAATTGAAGAGCCATCTTAGATTTAGATGGATTTGGGTCATATATAAATTCGTCAATAACTAATTCTGAATGTTCTGTTAAGCGAACTTGTGTATTGTTAAGGAAGGTAATACCCATCCTTCCATTAGAAGTTTCTACATTATCGTAGCTTTCTATATCTAAAGATAAGGCAGCATCATAAGGAGCTTGTTCCCTTACTACTCTGCCTTCTCCTTTTAACTCAGTTATATTTCCTATACTAGCATCCGACGCTTGTGCCACCATCGTTTTGGATAACACAAACAGTACCAGAATCGCCAGTCGATTGAATTTTAAGCCAGTCATTATCTAAAGTGCTCAGTTGTTGTATATTGAAAGTTCGTGAATCACCTGTTTGGTCTAGGTAAAAGTACCCACCAGCATATCCACTACCTGTAAAGGTAACAGTATTACTATCTCCATCAACATCAACATAAGAAGTACCACCATCATAATTTATATCAAAGTCTAATGTGTTACTACTTCCGTTTATAATCCAGTCCAAGTCAGTATTACTTGCCATAGAACTTGTTGCTACATCTAATGTAAAGTCATTACTATCCCCAGTAACATCGACATTAAAGTCTGAACTATCTGCACCATAGGTATCAGTCGGGTCAACCTGTATAGTAAATTCATTACTGTTGCCATCAAACTCAAACCAAGCTGTAATATTATCTCCTAAGATATCTCCTAAGAATTTATTACTATCTCCAATTTGGTTAATGTCAAGAGTTAAAGTGCTACCATCTAAATCCAATGGTGTCATATTACCTGCTGTAGACTGTAAGCCACCTATAATATTAGCAGAACCTAATTGTTCTAAATCTATATTAGCTGTGTCTCCTGACTGGTCAATATATATTTCGTTATCAGCCCCGTATGTCGTCAATGCAGTCAACATCACAACTAGGCTCATTAATTTCAAATGTTTCATATTCCCAATACCCTCTTTCTATTCCTATTTCAATTAAATTAAATACACCTGACTCTATTGCCTTTTGCAAAGCTATAGAACCAGCCTCATTCTCAGCTATACCCCCTTCTATTTCCACGAGCTCGGTGCCCATTTCAATAAAACGAAATGCATCCTGAGAGATGCTTGTTGATAAAATATTTTTAGAAACTGTAGTCTCCATTAATATTTCACCAGTCGATACAGAAACTAATCTTAATGATATAGTTACTACATCTTCCCTGTATTGCTTGCTACTACCTATTCCTAAGTACCTAGCACCAACACCACCAGTTTCAATATTTGTGTCGTAGCTAATTACTCCACCTTGTATTATAAGACCTGCAAATAATAAAGGTTGAAGCTTTGCATCTTCCTCAAAATTTTCTCTGGTTGACCTTACTAGTTGTCGTTCTTTGGTAAGATTATCTAATCCTACTCTTTCAACAACTCTAAAAAATTGTCCGTTAGCAGCATGTTTTAAAGCTCTTATAAGTAAAGCTTCTGGTGCTTGAGTAACTGCTGTACTAAATAAAGCAAAGCTGCTATTGCTTTTTCTTTGTCCTGTTAAATCTTGAAAGCTATTTGCATATACTGCAATAATAGGTCTTTGTTTGGCAGCCGGTAATTCATACAATTCTTTAGACTGTAATTCTAAAATTGTAGGTGTCTGTATCTTTTTTGTTAAAACTAAATCGCTGTTATTATTTAAAACTGCACAGCCACTAAAAAGTAAAGCTACCGATAGGCAAAGATATAGTCGTAGTGTTACCATCTGAATCCGTAATTGTTAAAGTTATTATTCCATCGACAACACTATACTCGATTGTATTGCCCTCTAAAGTTAATATACCACTATCACTAGGAGTTTCTCCAAATAAATTTTCTACTAACTGTCTTGATAGCTGTGCGTATATTCTAGATTCTAAGTTTCTTATAAATCTTGCAAGCGTTGTATTCTCTTTGTCTCTTTCTATCTGGTCCTTTAGAGCTTGAATCTCTTCTTTAATAGTTATTTTTCTTAAATGCTCTTGGTTCTCTATTGTAAGATAATGTGCAGAAGTTCCTATACCACTAAAGCTAGGACTTTTAAATTTATGTACCATCTCATCTGCCGATAAGTTATGTATTGAAATAAACATAACTAATATACTCCAGAATGCCATGCATCCATAACAAATATTATCAATCTTTTCTTTGGTCATCTCTATCTGCCTTTGCTATTTTCTCTGTATCTATCATGTTTGGTACACCTAATAATGTTTTTAAAAGAACATCTTGTCTAATACTCTGATTATCCATGGCTCTTATCCTATCAATTAAGCTTACAATAATACCATACTGAGTGTCTAATTTAGTAGATACTCTTTCTTCCATCGTATCTAAACTTGTTTTTACTTTCTCATCTAATGTATCTAGTTTAGTTTCCATGCCATCAATAATTCTATTGATAAGTTTCCATACAAACATCCCTAAACCTAGGGCTGCTGCAATAGGAAAACCGACTTCGGTTATTACTGCAACTATATCAGACATTACTTATCGTCTTTATTAGAACCCTGTGATGCTCCAAAGTAAAATGATATTACAGCACTTGCTAGACCACCTAAGTAACCTAATACAAGATTAATAAGTGCCTCAGAGTTTTGCTCTGGTGGTTGTAGTGTTACTAAAAAAATGTAAGCTAAGAAGCCACCAATAGTTGCCATACCCATAATCCTTGTAGTCCAATCTTTACCAAATTTACTACGAGCATCTTGTGTATCTGCAACTTCTAATTTATATACATCTACTTCAAGCTCTTTCATTTGAATATCAAAAGCTTGTTCAGCTTTCTTAAGCTCTAGCATCTGTTCAGGCGTAGCTTCTGCTAATCCTTTTTCTATAGCTTTAGGATTATTAGGTACTCCTAAAACATCTGCTATCATATTAGCTGCCATGCCACCCATAGGTCCACCTAAAGCAGTTCCTAATGTTGGGGCTACAGCACCTACGATATTTTTTAATATATTTTTCATTTTATTCCTCGTATATTATTTGCATTAAATCTTCAAATAGTATTCTAAAATCTTCTAATTGCATAAATCCTACACCTTGTCCTAACTGATGTAACCTATAACTATGATAGGCAGCTTCAAGTTGGTCCTCAGTATATAGAACCATCATTGACTTAAGATTACTTCTTGTAACTCAATGCTTCTACGACCTACTTGTGTAAACCATTTACTATCTTCCATTTCAACAGCCATCTTTTTCCAGTCGTGTTCTCTACATGCCTTTAACATATTTTTAAATTTAGATAATCTAGTACCACCTAAATTAAAACACATATTAACTATTACTTCTTTTACTGCATCTGGTAAATTACTAAACTCATCTTTACCTACAACTTCTATTGCTTCAACAACATGCTTTGAAAAATCACTATCAAAATACATATCAACTACTTCTTGAGTTACAGCAGTTCCCACTTCCCAATTATATTCAGGGTCCTGTGGTTGACATAAATGTCCTATTCCTAAAGTTTTATAACCTAAACTATCTAAATAGATTTCTAGGACTTCACCTTCATGTCTTTTAATTTGTTCTTTACATTTATCTATGTTCATAAAGCATCCTCACTCCAAGTTACAAAATCATCACCTAATTTTAAGTCAACATCTTTAAAACCTCTCATTATTTTGTTAATAGTATTATTTTTATATCCATAATCTTTTAATAATGTTCTAGCCTCTTTTATAGTGATAAGACCATCAGTTAGGAGTTCATGTACTTGGTCAGCTCGTACATTAAAATATGACTCTTTTGCAGCTATCTTTTTAGGTTTTA